CCAAGGAGCGCTCCGCCGAGGAGCAGGCCCGCGACGCCGGGCCCGTGAACGCGGGCGGGACGACGGGACTGGGCGCGCCGCGCGAGGCCGGACCGGCAGAGGCACTGCCCGCTGACGGGCCGCAGGCCGCGCTCCCCGGCGACGCGCCCGGCCGCACGGTGATCAAGTCCGCCGGCCTGCCCGTGCTCGCCTACGACCGACAGGGCCGCGAGTGCAAGGTCCGCCCCGGTGCGATCCGCGCGCCCGTCGCCAAGGCTGACGGCGACACGGACGCGGGCAAGCCGACGATGCAGGCCGTTTTCGACGAGGACGGCAACCTTGTCGGCATCGTCGACCCCGCCGACATCACGCCCGTCTCGGGCGCAGGGGGCGGCTCCGGCGGCGACGCCCAGCCTGACCCGGCCCCGGCACCCGCCGCGGACGACACGCAGCCGCAGCCGCCCGCGGACGCCGGCGTCGCCGCCGACGCGGTCGGCAAGGCCGCCGATGAAAACGTGATCACAGTTACGACGGACGTGCTCAAGAGCGCTATCCGGGACGGAGCCAAAGAGGCCCTTGAAGCTCAGGGCGCCGCGCACCAGGAGGTCGTCGCCAAGATGGCGGCTGACAACGGCGTGCTGGCGGAGGAGCTGAAGGTCGTCAAGGCCCGTCTCGCGAAGGTGGAAGAGACGCCCGCCGCGCCAGGAGTGTTCACCAACGGGCAGCGGCCCGCAGAGGGCGGACGGCCGGTTCCGCCGGCGTCGCAGCTCCGCGGGCAGGACGCCGGCGCGCCCGTCACCGACGTGACCAAGGCCGCCGAGCGCCGCCGTGAGTTCCTGACCGCCGACCCGGCGCGGCAGAACGCGCTGGCCGTCGAGATGCAGCGCGACATGATCGCGTCCCTTGCGGCGATCCACGGCACCCCTGCCTAGCCCGCACCCCCCAGAGCAAGCCCCCCGGAGGCCCCCCGCACCACGCGGCGGGGCCTTTCGCATGCCACCGATTGGAGGCGCGCCGTGACTGCAATGCAGGAAGTCTCCGAGGAGACCATGGCCGCGTTCGACGCCATCGCCAAGGCGCAGACCGCAGGTATCACCAGCCAGACCGGCATCGTCAACTACGACCTGTCCGGCCTCGTGTCACAGGTTCCCGTCGTGACCCCCATGCGCGACCTGACCGCCCGGGAGAAGAGCCCGGCGGGCGCGAAGTTCTGCGAATGGCGCGCGATCATGAACGCCAACAACCTCCAGCCCGACCCGGCGATCCCGTTCGACTACGCCGCGAACGAGATCCAGATGATCGAGCAGGACTTCCAGGCCCAGTACAAGGGCATCGGCTACGCCGGGTTCGTCACCCAGGACGCCTATGACCTGGCCTCCGGCTATGCCGACCCGTACGCCGTTGAGACGTTCAACGTCCTCAACCAGGTCCTCATCGCAGACGACCGCAAGCTCCTCGGCGCCCAGTCGTTCGCCCTCGCCCAGCCCGCCCAGCCCACCCTGACCCAGCACACGACCGGCGGCACCATCAGCGCCTCCACCCTCGTGTACGTCGGCGTCGCGGCGCGCACCGGCTCGGGGTACTTCTACGGCACCGGCAACAGCCAGGGCAGCAGCAACAGCGGCACCACCACGTCCGGGCAGAACACCGACTCGGTCTCCGCCGTCGTCGCCTCCGTCCGCGGTGCCGTCGCCTACGACTGGTTCCAGAGCTCCAACGGCGTGACGTGGTTCTACTACACGACCACGACGACCAACACGGTCACGATGACCAAGGTCATCACCCAGAACCAGGCGGTTCCGACCGGCTCCGCCGTGCCTGACCTCACCACCATCTGGAAGGGCGCGGCCAGTACCGCCCCGACCTACAACTCCGCCGCGGACAACGGCAGCGCGAACAGCGCCGACTACGACGGCCTGCTCGCCTCCCTCGCCGGCGACTACAACGGCATCGGCCAGTGGGTCACCAGCGGCACCGCCACCGGCAACCCGAGCATCAACAACTCCCTCGACGGCGCAGCCCTCACCCTGTCCGGCGGCTCGGTCAACGAGCTCGAAGAGTACCTGTTCCTCCCCCTGTGGAACCAGGTCAAGTGCTCCCCGACCGCGCTGATGATGAACGCGGCGCAGGCACAGGAGATCGCGAACCTCGTACTCGGGTCCAGCTCGGCCACGACCTTCCTGAACACTGACGCCTCGGGCCGTATCAACGTCACCGCGGGCGGCAAGGTCGGGCAGGTCGTGAACGCCCCGGCCGGCGGCGTGACGGTGCCGATCGAGGTCCACGTCTCGCTGCCCCCGGGCACCATCGTGGCGCGGACCGACAGGGTCCCCTTCCCGCAGGCGAACATCCAGTCGGTGATCTCCTTCCGCACCCTGCGGGACATGTCGCAGTTCGACTACGGCGTCTCGCGGATCGCGAACATCGCCGGCGGGGGCCCGCGTCGTGAGTTCGAGGTGAAAAGCATCGGGGCCTTCCTGAACCGCGCTCCGGTTGCGATGGCAGTCATTCAGAATGCTGCGTAGCCTGACCTGCTGATTTACCGCCTGAAACTAGGCACTGAATATAGCCGCCGAATGGCCGCCCCGTAGTTGTGCTCCGTACGGGGCGGCCATTTGCGAAATCCATGCAAGGAGAAATCGGTGCGCCTTTACTCGCGCATGAACGCCGCGGCCGTTGACGACCCCGAGTACGGCCACATCGAACCGGGGGAGGACGGCGCGTTCAGCTTCGAGGACGAGCTGTCTGACCGGCTGCTGAAGTTCCACCACAAGGGCAAGCCCGCGTGGGAGACCGACGAGCAGCGCGCCGCGCGCATGCACGATAACGAGATGGCCCGCCGCCGTGACCCGGAGTCGCTGTACAGCGCGGTCGCCGGAATCGCAGACCTGACCAGGCAGCTCGCCGGGCTCCAGCTCGGGGGCGCCGCTCCCGGCGCGGAACCCGCGCTTCCGCCGGGCGTCGCCGCGGAGCTTGAGGCACTGCGGAAGCAGGTCGCCGAGCTCCAGGCGGGCCAGCGCCCGGCGCCGGCCGGCGGCGGCAGCGGGGCGCCGGAAGGTGCCGCCGGGCCAGGGCCGAAGCGCAAGGTCGCAGCCCCCAGGGCCGACCCGGCCGGGTAGCCCGGCCGCCCCGCAGGGCACCGCCCGCGCGGGGGTTTCGCATGTCCAGCAGCGCGCGGCCCGGCCGCGCCGTCTCCCCGGAGGTAACCCATGACCAGCGTAGTCCTGACCGGCGGCAACGGCGGCCCGCAGTCCGCGGAGTCCGCCGCCAACCCGGCCACTTTCGCCGGCGTGATCACCGCCCAGTCTGGTATCAGCACCCAGGCGCTCGCCGCCGGGTACATCGGCCAGTCAGTCAGCCCTGACGTCCTGTCGGCGACCGCCGTTGTCCTGACGACCGCCTACGGCTACCTGACCAGGGTCTCCGTCCCGGTCTCGGGCCTGTCCAGCTACCTCGACGTGGTCCTCACCACCGGCAACACGGTCACGAACGCGGTGTGGGCGCTCTACACGGGCTCCGGCGTCAACCCGGTCGCCTACACGGCCGAGTCCCACGCGACGGTCAGCGGCACGGCGAACCTCTACAGCATCCCGTGGGCAACCCCGGTGAACCTGGCCGCCGGGACCTACTACGTTTACCAGGAGCTCACCGGGACCACCCCGTCGATGCCGGGCGTCACCGCGACGTCGACCGGCTCGATCGGGGCGACGGTCCTCAACCCGAACTGCTCCCTGTCCGCGACTGTCCCGTCGCTGAACTCGGCGGTGCTCACCTCAGGAGCGCCGACCTCGGTCACCGGCACGACCCAGCTCACGTGGGGCACCAGCTGGGCGCTCACGACCTCGAAGCTGTGGTACGGGATTCGTTAGCCCGGCAGGCCGGGTGGCGGGGCCGGGCGGGGATTGCGGGCGCGGTCACTGACCGCGCTCTCGATCTCCTCCTCCATCACCCCGAACGCCGCCTTAGCTGCCAGCCACCGCTCGTACTGCTCCTGCGGGACGTCGAACACCCGGTAAGGCTCAACGAGCACGGGGTACTCGTCGTAAAGCTGGAAGTCCGCGGGTTCCCCGTTGCAGCCCCGGTCGTCGAGAACCACCCGCACCGTTCCCTCGGGCTGCGGCGCGGGGACGTACCGGGGGCGCGCGCCAGGGCCGGACGGGTTCGGGATCAGCGCGGGGCCGGGCGTGAGGTCGTAAGCGCAGATCCCGGGGGTCTCGTTCTCGCTCACGGTCGCCTCTTCTCGCAGGGAAGCCCGAGCGCCGAGCGGACGCGGGTCATCGCCGGGTCGTCGTCGGCGTCGAAATGGCGGGCGTACCCGTAGACGCACTCCAGGTCGTCGCGGTGGACCGTGACAGCCGACCCGGGCGGTACGGACGTGAAGACCAGGCCGCGGGCGCGAAAGTTCGCCTGGAACTCGACCGCGAACCGCCAGGGCTCCGGCTCTGGCATCAGGTAGAGCGCCTCGGGCGAGAACGGCCCCGGGATCCGGTGCGGCCCGTCGATCTCGAATGACGGGTTCAGCGGGTCATCGGCCGTCCACGTCATGAGCGTCCCGTCGTCAAACGTGACGGTCGTGCTTATGCGGGCAATGATGCGCCGTTCCTGATTCACCCGCCCCACTATGGCGTAAGCCGGGACGGGGGTGAGCCGATGCCCCTCGGGACGCCTTTGATCACGCCGGAAATGCTGATGAACGCCCCGACCGGATTAGCGAGTTTCATGGCAGATCCTTCCGAAACCGCGCAGCTTGGACTCGGAGACCCTCGCTGAGGTCATGAACGTCTGCTGGCGCGCATCGAGCATCGTCGATACGTTTTGCCAGCAGGTTCTCCGGTCAACCATCGGCAGCGAGCAGCTGATCGGCCCCGGCTACCCGCGCTGCAACGTGGACCGCAACACCGGCCTCGGCGTCCTGCAGACGAAGTGGTGGCCGGTCACGTCGGTCCTGGCGCTGCAGGTCTCGCCGAGCCGCTCGTTCCCCGCCGTCTGGACGCCGGTCCCGGCCGGGGACTACCGGATCCGCCACCCGCTCATCGCGGTAGGCGACACGGCCTCGGCCACTGCCCCTGACGGCGGCTGGACGATCGACGTCGCGCCGGGGTACATCGGGTGCAGCCCGTGGGGGCGGACGCCGACAGGCGGTTTCATCGGCGCAGGCGGGCGCGGCAGCCAGCTCGTGCAGGTCGACTACCTCAACGGCTGGCCGCACACCTCCCTCACGTCAACGGCGGCGCAGGCCGCGACGGTCCTGAACGTCGACGACGTCACCGGCTGGGCAGGAGCCTCGGGCTTCGCCTACGACGGCTCCGGCACCGAGCCCGTTACCGTCGCGTCGGTCTCGGCGAGCACCCCGGTCGTCCTGCCGAACGGCGCCGGGACCGCCCAGTCCGGGCCGGGCACGATCACCCTCACCTCGCCGCTCGCCTTCTCGCATGAGCAGGGCGTGGTCGTCTCCGCGCTTCCCGCCGCGGTGCTCCAGGCCGCGATCCTCGCCTGCGCCGTGCAGGCCCTCACCGGAGGCACGGACGCCATCACCATTCAGACGGTGAACGGGGAGCACTCGTCTCCGCAGCCGACCGCCGAGGGCATGACGAAGATGTACCAGGGGCTTTTGGCGCACTACAAGCGGATCATGTAGGAGGCCGGATGCTGGCCTCGGTCTCCGCATACGTGCGCAGCATCATCGACGGCCTCCCGATCCTCTACGTCGAGAACATGCCCCCGCTGACCGCGTGGATCACCCCGCCCGCGCTTGAGCAGGCTGACGGCCCCCGCGCTCACGTGTGGGGCGGGGCAGTCGACATCACCCGGCAGACGGCGCCCCGCGGGCCGGGGTTCAAGAAGTGGCCGTGGGTCATTGACGTCTACCTCGTCTACCTCACGACGCCGGACGACGGCCTGGACGCCGAGCCGATGCCCCGGATCATCGACGCGGTGATCACCCAGTTCGCCGCCACGACGATGCCGCTGTTCATCGACGTTTACGGCAACCCGATGGGCCCGAACGCGGTCAACGAGACCGACACGCAGATCCAGGGCATCGGCGAGCGGATCCGCCTGCAGTACCCGACGGAGAAGATGGCCGGCCCGATGCAGATGCTCTGGTACACGTCCCTTCTCTCCGTGGACGTCCTCGAGGTGGTGCAGTCGTGAGCATGACCATGAGCGTCTCCGGCGCGGACCGGACGCTTGAGTTCGACTTCGAGGCCGCAGCGGGCGCGTGGGCCGGGGCTGTCGCCGAGCCTGCTACCGCGATCATGAAGGCCCGCGCCCCGTTCCGGACCGGCGCCCTCCGCCAGGGCATCGGCTCCCGCGTGGAGTCAGCGCCCGGCTCGGTCGTGATCTACGGCACCGCCTCCTACCTCCCGTTCATCCTCGGCGGCACGCGGCCGCACGTGATCGCCGCCCGGAACGCGCGGGCACTGCGGTGGATGGGCTCCGGCGGCATCGGGGTCAACTTCGCCCAGCGGGTCAACCACCCCGGCACCAAGGCGAACGAGTTCCCCGAAGAGGCCATGGGAGCGATCGAGCCGTTCATCGTGAGCGAGTTCGCGGACGCGATGCGGGAGGCGCTGATCATTGACTAGCGACACGGTCCGGCTGCGCTACACCGGCACGCACCCGAAGACGTTCACCGAGATCGGCATCGAGGTCGGTGAGGACAGCCGGGAGTTCGAGGTTCCCGCCAGCGAGGTCGAGAGGTTCACGCGGCGCGCGGACGTCGAGATCGCGGCGAGAGGCAAGGCAAAGGCGGCGCCGAGGGAAGAGGCGTCTCCGGCCGCGGAGGGCTGACCGGCTTCACTCCCAGTCCGCAGGCTCGCCCGGCTCGGCCGGGTGCCGCTCGGCCCGGAGCATGTACTTCAGGCACGTCATCTGCCACGAGCCGACCGCCTGAAGCATCTCGATGTCGGTCAGGCCGTGCCCGCGCTGTAGCCGGCTGAGCTGCCAGGCGACGTCGGCGGATGCCTCGGCAACCGACTGCGCGCGGTCATGTTCTCGCGCCAGCGGCGGATCGCTCACGGCTTCCACTCCTCTGCCTCGTACCCCTCGCGGAACCTGTAGCCGTGGGCGAGCTTGCGCACTGTCCACTTCAGCGTGCGGGCCTGGTCGTAAAGGCTGTGCGCGCCCGCCTCCTGCTCCCATGCCGCCTCCGCGAGCTTCCGCATCGTCTCGTAGTCGTCGAGCACCGCGAGCACTGACTGCGCCCTTGCGGCCTCGTCCTGCGCTTCGGCGGACGGGTCATGGAGGACCCGGCATCCCTCGCAGTAGTACGCCTCCCCGCCGCGCGCCGCCTCGTTGTCGCCTTCCGCCTGCGCTCTCAGCCACGCGGCGATCTCGTCTTCCTCGCTCACCCCGCCATCGTCCCACGGCGTCCCGGCTGCCCCTTTCGAGCACCAGTTAAGGAGGGGGCCAGTATGGGTTACCCCGCAATTACGGAACGCTACGGTTCGCTGAGCGCGACGGGACTCTCGAAAGAGGTCACGTTCGGTACGCCTGTTGCGGCTACCTCATGGTTGCCCATGACGGGCAACACGATGGAGCAGGACCCCGGCTGGTTCTCTCCCGAGCTCATGATGGCCGTCCGTGACCAGCACGTCTTCAACCTCCAGGGCGAAGCTAAGTTCGCCGGGGCGATCGAGGGCCCGCTGTTCCCGTCGAACGCGATGGAGCTGATCGCCTCCGCGATCGGCACGGACGCGGTGACGGGAACAGGGCCCTACGTTCACACATTGACGCCGGCGAACACGCTCAGCAGCCTCACCATCGAGAAGAACCTCGGCAACTACCAGAGCCTGCAGTTCGCCGGGTCCAAGGTCAGCAAGCTGTCGGTCAAGGCCGCCGCGGGCAACGAGGCCGTCTCGATCGCCGCGGACATGATGGCCCAGTCCGCCGCGATCCTCGCCACCCCGACCGCGGTATCGGTCACCAACGAGCTGCCGTTCGTGTTCAGCGAGGCGTCGGTGACGTTCGCGTCCAACGCCCGCGCCGACGTGACCAGCGCGACGATCGACATCGACAACGGCCTGAAGGAAACGTACACGTTCTCCGGCCTCCACGGGCCGAGCTTCCTGTCCCCGGTCAGCCTGCACGTCAGCGGCACGGTGGACGTCGTGTGGTCCTCGCTCAACAGCGGCACCTACGGCGACTACAGCACCCTGGCCAACCAGACCCTCGGGTCAATCGCCATCGGCTTCAACCACCCCGGCGGCAGCGGTTACGGAATTACCTTCTCGATGCCGCAGGTGGTCCTGAGTAAGTACACAAACGATGTTAAATTCTCGGACATTATACTCAGTTCGTGGACATATGAAGCGAGCTTGAGCCTTTCAGCTGGACATACGATTCAGGCGGCTGTGACCAATGGGGTATCAACTGCATATTAGACTTACTGCATGAAAGTGCCCCGGCGACGTAGCGAGCGCCCCGGGGCTTGGCCACACCGAGGGAACGGTGCGACATGGGAAACAGTACGTGTGCAGTAGGGGCGTGCGATAGGCCCGCGATCACCAAGGGCTATTGCAATGCCCACTACCAACGGGTCAGGCTCTACGGTGATCCGCAGGCGGGTAAGCCGCTCCGGCCACTCAAAGGCAAGCGCCTCGACGAGCTCACCTGCTCAGTTGAGGGCTGCGGGACGCGGGCCGCGCACCGCAGGATGTGCGGTCCTCACTATGGGCGCTGGAAGAAGTACGGCGATCCGCTGGCCGGACGGACGGTCAAAGGCACTTTCTCTAGCGGACCGTGTGTGGTCGACGGCTGCGGCGACTTGGCCAACGGCGGTCTCGGCTGGTGCAAGCGCCACTATCAGAGGTGGTACCTGGCCGGAGACCCGCTCACTCCAGATAAGTACGCCCGTCGCGGGGCACCTCTCCGTGAGCGCCTTGAGTTCCACATCGCCAAGACGGACCACTGCTGGTTCTGGACAGGGACTGTCGGTTCAGACGGCTACGGAAGAACAAGGATCAGGCTGCCGGACGGGCGCATGTGCCATGCGGCCCACCGCGCCGTCTACGAGGTCTTCGTCGGCCCGATTCCCGAAGGCCTTGAGCTCGATCACCTCTGCCGGAACCGGGCGTGCGTCCGCCCGGAACACCTTGATCCGGTCACTCGCGAAGAGAACATCCGTCGGATTCCTCCGCCTGAGCCTGCTACGCACTGCGGCAACGGTCATGAATTCACCGAAGAGAACACGCGATGGGTCCGCGTCTGCGTGACCTGCTCCCGCGACTCAACGGCACGCTACAGGTCACGCAAGAGCGCCTGACACTCCTCGACCACCCGGCCCCCGGATCACCCTCCGGGGGCTTTTTCATTCCCTGAAAGGGCGGTACATGCCCGGCTTTCTCGACGATCTCGGCTACGGGGGCACGACCCGGATCGACCTCGGCAAGGACTACTGGGTGGAGGTCAAGAACTGCCTCACCGAGGAGGAGATCGGCTTCGTCAACGACCTGCTCGGCGGCAAGCAGCGCGTCGACGTCGGCGGCCAGCGGCAGTTCGCGGAGATGAACGTGACGGCATCCCGCACCGAGACGCTCGTGATGGCGATCGTGGACTGGAACGTCTCCGACCCTGACGGCACCGTGTGGCCGCTCTTGCCCGCTGAGCGCAAGCCGGGCCAGCCGTTCCCGGCGAACAGTGCCCGCCGCTTCTCGGTCGCCCGCCTGCCCGCCGCGGTGAGCACGCTGATCTACGAGAAGGTCGACGCCCTCAACGCCCTGCGGACCGGCCAGGAAGCGGCCCAGTTTCCTGACCCGGCTGTCGTCGGCGATCCGGATGGGGACGAGCGGGCCGCCGGCCCTGCAGAAGTTCCTGCTTGAGCGGGAACTGTGGCAGCAGCTCGGGCTGACCCGTGAGGCGATCGCCGCCCGGCCGCACAAGGAGCTAGTCGACTACCTGAAGATCATCGAGATGATCCAGCGCGAGGAACAGGCCAGGGCCAAGCGGGCCCGGTAGCGGCAGCGGGCCGGGGGTGACCCGTGGGCCTCCTCGCCGAGGGTTTCACCGTCCTGGCCATTCTCGAGGCTCGCGACCAGGCCAGCGAGATTTACGAGAAGTGCGGCGCGGTCATGAAGAAGTTCGGCGGCGACGTCGCCGAGACCGCCGACACGGTCAAGGGCGCCGCCGACGAGATCGACGAGTCCCTTGCGACGACCGCCTCCGGGGTCGACCCGCTTGAGCTCGCCGCCGCGCGGGTGTCGGCCGCCGAGGACCAGATGACTGCCTCAACGGAGGCCCTGGCCGCGGCCCAGCAGAGGCTCGTAGCGGTTAGCGGCAACGTCGCGACCCAGGAAGAGATGGGCGCCGCCGCCGAGGACGTGGCGGCCGCCGAGCAGCGGGCGGCCGCCGCCACCACGGAGATGACCGCCGCGGCGGCCGCGCAGCGGGAAGCCCTCACCGCGCTGATCGCCGGCAGCGCCGAGGCCGCCGCCGCGACCGACCTGTACGTCGACGCGGACGGGCGGCTGCGGGACTCCGCGGGCCGGTTCGCGACGGCCGCGGAAGTCCAGCAGGCATCCCAGGACGCGGTCAACGCCTCCCAGGACGCCGGGACCGCGTCGGCCGATGCCCTCGCCGGGGCGAACGAGCGGGTCGCCGCGGCGCAGAAGGCGACCGCCGACGCGACCGCGGAGGCATCCGCCGCGCAGGCAAGGCAGGACGCGCTCGCCGGCTCCGGCGACGTGGCTGCCGCCGCGTCGAGCCTGAGCAAGGCGGAGAAGGACGCCGCCGCGTCGTCAAAGAGCCTGTCTGCCGCCCAGCAGCAGCAGGCCGCGGTGCAGAAGGCCGTCGCCATGTCGAGCGACGAGGCGAAGGCCGCGGCCCTCGCCCAGGCCGGCGCCGACAAGGAAGCAGCCGAGAACAGCGAGGCCCTGTCTGGCGCCGTCGGCGGCATCGGCAAGATAGCCGGGATCACCGCGATCGGCATGGGCGTTCTCGGCGCGGTCGCGGTGAAGGCCGCGGGCAACTTCCAGTCCATGACCGCCCACCTGGTCACGGACGCGGGCGAGTCGGCGAAGAACCTGTCGATGATCCGGGCCGGGATCCTGTCGATCTCCTCAGCGACCGGCACGTCCGCGACCGACATCACCAACGCGATGTACCACATCGAGTCCGCCGGCATTCACGGTGCGGCGGGGCTCGCGGTGGCGAAGGTCGCGGCGGAGGGCGCGAAGGTCGGCGGCGCGGACCTCGACACCGTGTCCAAGACGCTGGTCGGCACCCTGAACTCCTACGGGATGACCAGCAAGAACTCCGCGGTGCAGACGCAGTACGCGACGCAGATGATGAACATGCTCGTCGCGACCGTCGGCTCCGGTGACATGAGGATGCAGGACCTCGCCTCGTCCCTGGGGTCGGTCACCCCGCTGGCGTCGGCGGCGGGCCTGTCGTTCGCCCAGGTGGGCGGCGCGGTCGCCACGATGACCTCCCAGAACATGACGGCGCAGCGGGCCACGCAGGACCTGGACAACCTGCTGCGGAACATCGTCAAGCCCGCGAAGACCGCCTCCACCGAGATGCGGTACCTGGGGCTCAATGCCAACCAGGTGTCGACCTCCCTCAAGGGGCAGGGCCTGACCGGGGTGATGAACGAGTTCACCACCGCGATCCTGAAGAACTCCCAGGGCGGCATGGTCAGCCTCGGGTACTACAAGCAGATGACCCCGGCCACCCAGGCGCTCGCCCAGGGGATCCTCGCAGGCAAGGTCAGCACCGAAGACCTGACCACGGCGATGAAGGGCATGACCCCCCAGCAGGCCCAGGTCATCACCCAGTTCAAGGCCGCCGCCGTCAGCGCGACCGGGCTGAAGCAGACCTACACCGGGGCCCTGGCAACTTTGACCGGCGGGGCCACCGGCCTTAACACCTCCCTCATGCTGACCGGCAAGAACGCGGGCGCCTTCGCCGGGAACGTCGCCAAGATCGCCGCCGAGGGCAAGAAGGCCGGGACCAGCGTCGACAACTGGTCAACCATCCAGGGCACCTTCAACCAGAAGGTCGACGTCGCGAAAACCGCCGTGGAGAACACGGGGATCGCGGTCGGCAGCGCCCTGCTGCCCGCCGTGACGAAGCTTTTCTCGATGATCAGCAAGGTTGTCGTCCCGATCGCGGAGTGGACCGCGAAGCACCAGAAGCTGACCGAGATCCTGTTCGTCGGGGTTACCGCGCTGGCGGCCACGGTCGCGGTCCTCGTTGTCGTCGGCAAGACGTTCAAGGCGGTCTCCAGCGGGATCGACGAGGTCAGGAAGGCCTACAACGGGGCGGTCTCCGTCCTGCAGAAGCTGGCCGGCAAGTCGAAGCAGACCGCCGGCCAGCAGCAGTCTGACGCCGCGAAGACCGCCACGGCGAACGAGCAGGCGTCGGAGCAGTCCGCCACGGCGGCTGAGACCGCGGCAGGCCAGGAAGAGGTGGCCTCGGGCGAGGCCGCCGCCGCCGCCGAGACTGACGCGGGGGAGATGGCCGCCGCGAACGAGACGGCCGCCGCGGAGTCCTCGGGCAACTGGGTCACCGCCGCCGCCACGACGGTAGGCGGGTGGGCTAAGGCCGGCGGGCAGATGATCCTGAGTGCCGCGAAGTGGGTGGCGCAAGGGGCAATTAAGGTCGCCGCCTACGTGGCGACGAACGTCGCGGGGGCCCTGGCGACGGCTGGCGCGTGGATGGTCGCTAACGCCGCCATGCTCCTCGGGATCGGCCTGATCGTGATCGCGGTGATCGCGGCGGTCCTGCTGATCATCAAGTACTGGAAAGACATCGAGAAGGCCGCCGTCGCCGTCTGGGATGCCGTCGTCGACGCGGCGAAGGCGGCCTGGAACTGGGTCGTCTCGTTCGTGCGGGCGGTCTGGGACTCGGTCACCTCGGACATCCGCAAGGCCCACGCCGTGATCATGGCCGTCGTCCAGGCGGCGTGGAAGTTCGTCGAGTCGCTGATCGACAAAGAGATCTCGAACGTAAAAAAGATCCTCGGCTGGTTCGGCAAGCTCGGCTCGCTGTTCCGCGGCTGGTGGCATGACGCGACCAGTGCCGTGACCAGTGAAGTCGGGAAGATGATCACGTTCGCCGAGTCGATCCCCGGCCGTATCCTCCACGCCCTCGGCGATGTCGGCCACCTGCTGTGGAACGCGGGAGCATCCGTCATCCACGGGCTGGTCAACGGCATCAAGTCAGCCATCGGCGACGTCGAGAGCACTGTCTCCGGGGTAGCCAGCACGATCAAGTCGTTCCTGCCCTTCTCGCCTGCCAAGCAGGGTCCCTTGTCCGGGTCGGGTGACCCGTCCAACTCCGGCAAGAGCATCGCCGCCAAGCTCGCTACCGGGATGCTGGCCGCCCGGGGCGCCGTCTCGTCGGCGGCCGGGCAGCTCGCCGCCTCCGCGTCCCTCAGCGGCCACGCGGGCGCGATCGGGAGCGCCTCGGCGCTGTC